GGGCATTTGCAAAACGACGACCCCTACCACCCCGAGACTAACCCGCCGACTCCATAGCGTATAATAACCTATCGTGAGCCTGTCTCTGACATGAACATTGAGATCCCATATACACCACGGCCACTCCAAGCGCAGCTCCATGCTGAGCTAAGCACCAAGCGCTGGGGCGTCGTTGTCCTGCATCGACGTGCTGGCAAGACTGTCATGGCGATAAATCACTTGCTGAGAGAGGCTGTGCTTAATCCCAATACCAATCCGCGCTGTGCTTACATAGCGCCCACCTACAGGCAAGCTAAGGCGGTTGCATGGGATTACTTGAAGCAGTTTGCCGGCAAGATACCCATGACCAGGTTCCATGAGACTGAGCTTAGATGTGATTTGCCTAATGGTGCCAGGATACAGCTCTTGGGTGCTGAGAACCCGGATAGCCTTCGCGGCATCTATCTTGATATGGCCTGTCTTGATGAAATGGCAGATATGCCGGAGAGTTTGTTTCCTGAGATTATCAGGCCGGCGCTGAGCGACAGGAAGGGCAAGGCGCTGTTTATCGGTACGCCTAGAGGCCACAACGCATTTTATGAATTGTTTACCGCAGCAGAAAGCCAGGACGACTGGTACACGGCGATCCATAAGGCTAGTGAGACTGGCATCTTGGATGCTGAGGAGCTGGACGCTGCCCGGTCTATGATGTCGGCAGATCAGTTCGAGCAGGAGTTTGAGTGTTCTTGGGTGGCCAATGTGCCGGGGGCTGTTTTTGGAAAAGAGCTGCAAGCCGCACAGGAAACAGGCCGCATCTCTTCAGTTCCCTATGATCCAAGCGCAAAGGTAGACACCTGGTGGGATTTAGGTGTTGGTGACAGCACTGTGGTCTGGTTTACGCAATCCGTTGGCCGGGCTGTTCATGTCATAGATTTTTATGAGAACAGGGGCGAGGGCTTGCCGCACTATGCCCGGATGCTACAGGACAAAGATTACCTTTACGGCACACATAATGCGCCGCACGACATCGAGGTACGCGAGCTGGGGTCGGGTAAAAGCCGGCGAGAGGTCGCCTGGGATCTAGGCATTAACTTCCGGGTCGTACCTAAATTACCACTTGAGGATGGAATCCATGCTGCACAAATGCTTATCCCCCGTTGCTGGTTTGATAAAACAGCTTGTGGGCCGGGTCTGGAAGCTCTTAGGCACTATCATAGGGCGTATAACGAAAGGCTCAGGAGCTTCAGGAGCACCCCGGTACATGACTGGTCAAGCCACGCGGCAGACGCTTTCAGATACCTCGCCGTCGGTATCAAAGAAAACCAAGCGTGGGAGAGGCCGCCCCAAAAAATCGCAGACAGCGCGTACAACCCGCTAGGAGTGGTCGCATGAGTTTTTTACAGCCAAAGGTAAATATACCACCGCCACCACCACCACCGCCGCCGCCACCGCCCACACCTGATCCTGTTGTGGATGCGCCTAGCGGCGAAACTGAAAAGACCAAGAAAAAGCAAAAGGGCAAGGCGACAATGAAAACCAGCCAGAAGACAGGGCCGCAAGGTGTAACCACCGAGGCGCCGGTCGAATATAAATCACTTCTTGGAGGCAAATGATGGGCGGTACATTTAAGAAAATTGTAAAAAAAGTGGTCGGTGAGCCGCTCAAAGCTCTGGGCGTAACACCATCAAAAAAAGAACAGGAAGCGGCCATGCGTGGACAGCAGCCGGTGAATGAGCCAGTAGATGCAGCAGAGCCCGATAACCCTGATGATGTCATCTATGCCGGCGAACAGGGCGAAGGTGCGCCAAAGAAAAAGAAAAAAAAGAAATCAGGCACCATTATGACCAGCACGACCGGCGTGATGGGTGATGCGCCTACAGAATCTAAAACGCTCCTGGGTGGCTAAATGGCTGATGAAATCGCACAAATCCTGATCAAACGCTTTCATGCGCTGGAAACACAGCGCCAGACATGGGAAAGCCACTGGCAGGAAATTGCTGACTATGTGGTGCCGCGCAAGGCAGATGTCACAAAAAACCGCTCGCCCGGCGATAAACGCTCAGAGCTGGTGTTTGATGGCACAGCCATACTGGCAGCTGAGCTGTTAGCGGCTTCCTTGCATGGTATGCTGACTAACGGATCGACCAGCTGGTTTGGCCTGAGATACAATGATGATGAGCTGAACGGCGATGATGAGGCCAAAGAATGGTTGCAAAGCGTCGAGGACGTTATGTATCAGGCGTTCAACCGCTCTAACTTCCAAGAGCAAATAGCCGAGCTATATCTCGATCTGGTGACATTTGGCACCGCTGTGATGTTTGTCGATAAGGATGACGAGCAGCAGATCAGATTTAGCACACGCCATATCAAGGAATGTTTTCTGTCCGAAGACGATAAAGGGCGGGTCGACACGGTTTATCGTAAATTTAAGATGCCGGCACGGGCCGCCATGAACCGATTCGGTGAAGAAAAATTCAACAGTAAAATACTGCAACGCGCGCAGAATAATCCCTATGATGAAATCACATTGCTTCATGCGGTCTATAGCCGTGATGAGCGTGATGTCACCAAGGTCACAGCTGAGAACAAACCGTTTGCCTCAATCTATATCGAGCCCGATCAGAAGGTCGTATTGTCCGAATCAGGCTTTGATGAGTTTCCCTACATGGCGCCGCGCTTTTCCAAGTCATCTTTTGAGCTTGGCTATGGCCGGTCACCATCAATGACAGCACTGGCAGACATTAAAATGCTGAACCGTATGTCCGAGGTGACAATCCGGGCAGCACAAAAACAGGTTGACCCGCCGCTATTGGTGCCAGATGACGGCTTTATGCTGCCGGTCAGGACAGTACCGGGCGGTTTGAACTTTTATAGATCTGGTACACGCGACCGCATCGAGCCGCTCAACATAGGTGCAAACAACCCGCTAGGGCTCAACATGGAAGAGCAACGACGCGGCGCAATCCGTGCAGCTTTCTATGTAGATCAGTTGATCTTGGGCCAGGGGCCGCAAATGACGGCAACCGAAGTCATACAACGCACCGAAGAAAAAATGAGATTGCTGGGGCCGCTCACCGGCAGACTGAGCCAGGAGCTGCTACAGCCGCTGATCACCCGCGTCTATAGCATCCTGTCACGGCAAAAGGCATTTGCCCCGGCGCCAGAGTTTATGACCGGCTCAAACATAGAAATCATTTATGTCAGCCCGTTGGCCAAAGCACAGCGTCAGGGCGATATACAGTCCATGACCAGATTGCTAGAGCTAATGACGCCGCTATCGCAGCTTGATCCGTCAATTATGGATTATGTGGACAGCGACGGCATATCACGTCACCTGATCAAAATCCTGTCAGTGCCGGCCACGGCAGTAAGAGGCGATCAGGAAGTCGCTATCTTGCGCGCGCAGCGCCAACAACAACAGGCGGCAATGGAAGAACAGCAACAGCTTATGCAAACAGCCGAGGCTGCCGGCAATGCTGCACCAATGGTCAGAGCCATTGATGCGACCGAGGCGGCTGAGTAAAAAGGAGAATTTGGTATGGCGGATTTTGATTACAGCAAGAACCCACTGAAACAAAACCCAAATCTGTTAGGCAGAAAGCCAGCAAAAAAAATGGCACTACCAAAAAGAAAGCCAAGAGTGCCGTTTCGAGATGCGCCGAAAAAAGCGGTTGCTCGCGCAGCATCTTCTGGCCAAACAATTAAAATACCCGGCACAAACATGAAAGCTAAGACAATTACGGGTGTTAAATTTGACACGTCTGGCACTAGGTAATGACGCCGGAAGACACAATACAGCTTTATAAAACCGTGTTCGGCAGTGAGGACGGGCAACGCATCCTTGATGATCTGGGTGTGAGATTTTGTGAACATTCAACAACATTTTCGGCTGATCCTTGTGAAACAGCCTATCGTGAAGGGCAGCGCACGGTTTTGCTTTTTATCAGGTCAATGCTGCGTGACCGCAAACAACTAGAGGATATGACACAAGATGAGTGAAGAACAGGTAGCTGAGGTCGTTGCCGATGCAACGGTAGCCCAGTCTGTCGCCAGTGAAGACTGGCGCTCGATGATCCCAGAGGAAATCCGCGATCATAAATCATTAGCACATTTTACAGACGTTGGCGCTATGGCCAAAAGCCTGGTCAATGCACAATCCATGATTGGTGCTGACAAGGTAGCCATACCCGGCAAACACGCCACTGATGAAGATTGGGGCGAGGTCTGGCGTAAACTAGGCCGGCCAGATAGTCCGGATGGTTACGAGCTAACCAACGAAATGCCGGAAGGCATTGAGCAAAACGACGATATGCTTAACTGGTTTCGAGCCACCGCGCACGAAATAGGAATGACCCCATCACAAGCGCAAAAGATGCTAGGCAAATACAATCAGTTTCTAGGCACACAGATCGGGGCTGATGAAGGCCAGGTCGAGCAACTGCGCGAAACAACAGAGATTGAGCTGAAAAAAGAATATGGCGCTGCCTATGCGGATCGCATCACTAACGGCAACGCGGTCATGCAAGAGTTTGGCGGTGAAGGTCTTACAGAGCTTCAAATGGCTGATGGACGGCTACTGGGCGATCACCCAGACATTATAAAGATGATGGTTAACGTCAGCGAGTTTATAAACAGCAAGATTGGTGAAGATGTACTGGCTGGCACCAAATCGTCCGGCGGTCTGACGCCTGATGATGCCAGAGCCAAGCTCGCTGAGATCAGAGCGCCAGGCACACCATATTGGGATTCAATGCACCCTGAGCATGGTTTTTATGTGCAAGAGGGGCTGAAGTATCAGGAGATGCTCAATGTCGGAAGCTGATAGAGATTTCAAGCTAGAGGTCTTGCGTCTGACGTTAGAGACAGGCTCAGCGGTTATGATCAATAATCCGCTAGAACACGCCGAAAGAAATTTGCAATGGTGCCTAGCGCCGATTGACAAGCCTAGCGCCCAGCTGGCCAAGTCACCAAAGCAAAAACCCGGACAAGCTGCATAGCCCCGGTCGGTCGCAACCGTAAATGCAAAAACCTTTGTCCGTCATCCTGACGGGTAGCAAGCCATTAACTGCAAAACGAAGGGAGACATTTATATGTCTACGCAAATCACAACCGCGTTTTCCCAGCAGTTTAGTGCTAACGTAACACTGCTTTCTCAGCAGATGGGCTCCATTCTACGGGGCGGCGTCGAAGAGGAATCAGTGGTCGGAGAAAAGGCTTTTTTCGATCAAGTTGGTGCAGCGGCTGCGGTAAATTTTGCCTAGATCAAGCGAAAGTTTGTTCTGAAAATCTGTCAAATTCGGGGAAGGCTTTGAAATGCTAATCCCGAGCGAAGCCCGAAAGGGAACGTGTAGAGACTAGACGGCAGACCCCTAACAATTCGGTTGAGGGTGAAGGGATAGTCCAGACTCCAAACAGCGAAAGCTGGCGGTGAAAACCGTAGCGGGTACGAAAACGTACATCACGCCATCAGGATACACCGATGGTAGATACACCACACTCACGGCGCATGGTGACTATGGATGCGTATGAGTGGGCTGATCTCATTGATGATGCTGACAAAGTCCAGATGCTCATCGATCCTACAAGCACATATGCCCGTGCGGCAGCTGCTGCTATGGGTCGTGCTATGGACGATGCCATCATTGCGGCAGCAACAGGTACATCACTGACCGGCAAGGCTGGTGGCACAAGCACAACTATGCTTGCGGCTAATCAGATTGCACATGGCAGTGCTGACCTGAGTTTGGCGAAGCTGATCGAGGCCAAGAAGATTCTTGACCTGGGCTCGGTTGACCCATCAATTCCACGGCATATTGCTGTGGGGCCAGACCAGATTGAGGCGCTGTTGAACAGCACCACAGTCACATCCAGCGATTTTAACACGGTAAACACTTTGCCTATCTGATCGGAAACGGTCAGACGAAAACTGCTCAAATTCGGTGAAGGCTGTAAAATGCTAATACCGAGCCAAGCCCAGAGATGGGAAGGTGTAGAGACTAGACGGGCAGGGCCGTAACGCCAAGGGCGACGGTCAAGGTATAGTCCAGACCACAAACGCAATAGCGGCAGTGAAAACTGTAGTGGTACGAAAGGCGCTGGTACAGGGTGAGATCAATACGTTCATGGGCTTTCAGTTCCATGTAACAACTCGCTTGGCCAAGGCTGGCAACATTCGCACCTGCTTTGCCTGGGCTCAAGATGGGCTCAAATTGGCTGTAGGTAAGGACGTAACCTCACGCATAGACGAGAGAGCCGACAAGTCTTACTCCACTCAGGTCTACTACTGTGCTCAGTTTGGTAGCACCCGGATGGAAGAAGAAAAAGTCGTCGAAATCGCTTGCGATGAATCTGCATAAGGGAGCTAGACAATGACAACAAAAAATTCTGATCTTGTTGCTAACTTTGAAGCTAGCCCCCAGGTGTTTAACAACGCAGCCCTTTTATCGGCACCGATACCTTTGGCGGGTCATGCACATTCAACGTAGGTCTGTACTTACCAGACGGCACAGTCAAGGACGAAGATTGTTTTGCTACATCTGTAGCAGACGCTGCAGCTATGACTGATGTGCGCTTTGAGGTGGCTGATTTAAACACAGCCGGCCAGAGAGTGTACGAGCTTGCTGGTGATTCAACAGATCCCGGCGATTACTACTATGTTGCGGTGACGTTCAACGCAACTGGCGGTACTATCGGCACAATGAGTTTTAACATTGTGTATGTTGTAAACTAACCAATAGGCCAGTCCAGCTCAGTGTTGGGCTGGCCTTTTCTTTTATGAGGGTTTCATGGCATCCGTTGTTGATATTTGCAATTCAGCGCTGAATCAGATCGGCGCTTCCAACATCATTGCGCTCACTGAGGACAGCAAGGCGGCACGGCTGTGCAACCAGCGCTATGACTTTGTGCGTGATGCTACATTTCGCGCGCATCCCTGGAACAGCCTGACAACCCGCGTGTCTTTGGCGCCAGACACAGCAACACCCGTTTTTGAATTTACAAAGCAATTCACGTTGCCGACTGACCCGTTTTGTTTGCGAGTGCTAGGTTTGAGCGATGCAAATATCCTTTACCGAGTAGAGGGCCGCAAGCTGGTCTGCAACGAAAGCACGATAGAGATGCTGTATATAGCGCGCGTCACTGACGTGAACGAGTACGACACGCTGCTGATCGAAACACTGGCAGCTGCGCTAGCCGCAGATCTTGCCTATCCGCTAGTAGGCTCATCAGCGCTCGGCGCGAATATGTACAGCCTGTATCAGACCAAATTGACTGAGGCCCGGTTTGTTGATGCTACTGAGGACAACCAGATCAATACATCTATCGTGACTGAAAGCCGCCAAGTCGCTGCTGATACCTTTATTAATTCGAGGTTTTAAATGGCCAAAGCGTCGCCAGCCTTTACTAATTTTACAGCCGGTGAGCTGAGCCCCAGGCTCGATGGCCGCACCGATCTGCAAAAATATTTCAATGGCTGTAAGAAACTACAGAATTTTATTGTGCATCCGCATGGCGGTGCCAGTCGGCGACCCGGCACTATCTTTGTGCGTGAGGTCAAGAACAGCGCCCATAATGTGCGTCTGATCCCGTTTGAGTTTAACGTTGAGCAAACCTATATTCTGGAATTTGGCGACACATACTTTCGTATCCACAAAGATGGCGGCACAGTCGTTGATGGCAGCAGTGACCCTATTGAGGTAAGCACACCCTATGCCCATACAGATCTTGCCAAGATAAAATTTACGCAAAGCGCTGACGTTATGTATGTGGCGCACCCTGACTTTTCGCCGCGCAAGATTACGAGAACCAGCCACACAGCTTGGACGATTGCAGAGGTTGATTTTCTGCGTGGTCCGTTTCAAGACGAGAACACTACCGCTACAACATTTCTGGCATCTGGCCGCACCGGCACTGTAAATGTAACCGCCAGTACCAATACATTTGCCAGCACCGACGTTGGCCGGCTGATCAAGGTGCATGATGGTGTGACCAAGATTACCGGGTTTACCAGCGCTACTGTGGTTGCAACAGCCGTGCAGACCAATGCTGATGGCCGGGCAGAGCTGATGCCCAGCTATACAGCCACCACAATATCAGCCCATGAGGGCGACCCGTCATCAACCGGGCTAGAACATAATGATAGGTATCAGGACACAGCCGGCCAGTTTGTAACTGAAGGATTCAAAGTCGGGCAAAAAGTCACCGTCACAGGATTTACTGACAGTAACAACAACGAAACGTCAGCCATCATAGTAAAAGTGACGGAAGACACTCTATTGCTGGCGCCAAGCGCTGATCTTACTGATGAAGCTGCTGGCGATAGTGTTACGATCACTGGCGACCTGACAGCCACAACAGACTGGTCATTAGGTGCGTTTTCAACGACCACCGGCTTTCCATCAGCTGTGGCGTTCTACGAACAGCGCTTGGTGTTTGCATCAACAACAGCCCAGCCACAGACATTGTTTTTCTCAGTTGGCGGCAGCTTTGAGGATTTTGCTGACGGCACCGACGCTGATGACGCGCTGACCTACACATTAGGATCTAACCAGGTCAACATCATCAGATACCTACAGGCTGGCCGTGTGCTGCTGGTTGGCACGTCTGGCGGTGAGTTTGTGGTCACAAGCTCGGAAGACGCCCCTCTGAGCCCCACAAACGCTGTTGTGAAGCGTCAGGCCACATATGGGTCGGCAGACATTCAACCCGTCCAGGTGGCCAACGTGACGCTGTTTGTGCAGCGCGCAAAGCGTAAACTGCGCGAGCTGGTGTTCGATCTCAATACAGATAGCTATCAGGCGCCCGATCTGACGCTATTGGCAGAGCATATCACCGATACCGGCATCAAAGAGATGTCACTCCAACAAGAGCCAGACAACGTGGTCTGGTGCGTGTTGGAGAATGGCCTGTTTGCGGGCATGACCTATCGGCGCGAAGAAAACGTGATTGCATGGCATGAGCATATCATAGGCGGCAGATCCGGCGCTTGCACTGTCACAGTAAGCGACTACGCCAATATAGCCACTGGCACGACACTGACCTTTACAAAAAGCGATGGGACGACAGTAACTTTCACATCAGAGGCAGCTGGTAGTTCTGACCCGTCATCATCTTTGGGTTTTAGGCCAAATACTAATAACAACACCACCGCTGACAATATCTTTACGGCAATCAACGCACACGCTGATTTTACTGTAGCCAACCCGGCAGCTGCTGTTGTTACCATAGAAGAGACAAGCCCGACACCGACAGGTTTCTTATCTGTCGTCAGCTCAGACACCACAAGGCTTACAACAACAGATCAGACCCATGCGTTGGTTGAGAGCGTGGCAACGATACCGGGCGACCTCAACGAGGACGATACCTATTTGATTGTGCAACGTACAATCAACGGATCGACAAAAAGATATATTGAGTATTTTAGTAGCTTTGATTTTGGGACAGATGTTGAGGATGCGTTTTTTATAGATAGCGGTCTGACATACTCAGGAACGGCGGCCACATCTATTAGTGGACTCAGTCACTTAGAAGGCGAAGTTGTATCGATACTAGCAAATGGCGCGACGCATCCGAATAAAGCCGTCAGCTCTGGTGCGATTACCTTAGACTTTGCGGTAACAAAAGCGCATATCGGATTGAATTATAACTCAACCTTGCAGACCATGCGTATTGAGGCTGGCGGCACTGAAGGCACAGCCCAAGGCAAAATCAAACGCATCCATGAGGTTGTGCTTAGATTGTTTCGCACAGTCGGTGTAACTGTGGGCAGCTCAGAAACGGAGCTAGACCGGATACCGTTCAGATCATCAGCCCAAGCAATGACGGCAGCGATACCGATGTTTACGGGTGACAAAGAAATTGAGTTTAGAGGTGGGTTTGACACAGATGGTTTTGTGGTTGTCCGGCAGGATCAGCCGCTGCCGTTAACCATAATCGGCATATTCCCGCGTCTGATAACGTTTGATCAGTGAGAATTTTAGACTACGAAGAGGCTCATCTTTATGAGCTTATGGATGGCGACCTAAATGACGGCGCAGTCAAGAACATAGGCTATATGCGATCATACGCCGAAACATTACAGCAACCCGGCTGGTCATACACTCTTATAGAAAATGGTTACATATTGTGCTGCTGCGGCATTGTGGATATGTGGCCGGGCGTCGGTGAGGCTTGGTTTATTGCATCCAGCAAAATACATGAAAATGTCAGACCATTCATAAGATTCGCCAAGACAGATGTAATGGATGTCGTAGTAGAGCAAAACAAACTGTGGCGGGTGCAGGGCGTATGCAAGGCAGATTGGCCGGCAGCCAGGCGCTTTGCCCGGCTTATGGGATTTGAAGAAGAGGGGCTGATGCGTAAGTACGGCCCGGAACAAGCAGACTACATTAGAATCGCAAAGGTAAGTTAAATGGCTTTTTTGTTTGAATATCAGGCCGGTCAGCAGGAACAGGCGGCATATAACTTTAACGCTGATGTCAACGAGCGCAATGCTAAGGCCGCTGACCAGGAAGCAGCCCAGCTGATATTTACCGAAGAGCAACAGATTGTTCAGTTCCGTGAAGATTTCCAAGATCTACAGGACGCCACACAACAGGCATATCGCTATAATGGTTGGATTGCTGAAGAAGGCACACCGCTTAAAGTAGCGCTAGCCAATGCACAAGAGGCCGACGCTGAGATCGAAACACGCAGATACAATGCTGCTGTTGGCGCTCAGACACTGCGCGAAAAAGGCGTGGAGTCACGATTGCAAGGCCAGCTCAACAGAATGTATGGCAAGGCTGCGGCAACCAGAGGCAAGGCCAGAGCTGCACAGAGCCTGATGCAAACAGCCACAGCGATAGCGGGTGCATAAATGAAAGTGCCAACATACCGACAGCAAACAGCTGTAACAGAAAAAACTGGCGCCACCATGTTTAGTGTGCAAGCCAACCCCGGCGCCATGTCTGCCGGGTTGCGCGCCGTTGGTGATTTATTTGCACAAGCAGAAAAAACAGCTGTAAATTACTATGCTGAAGAACAAAAGATCAAAAGACAGTCTGAGCTTAATGATGCTGAGTTTGAGCTGAAACAAGAGTTGCAGAGGCTAGAGCAAGAACAAACAACACGCAAACCGAATGAGGTTTTGTTTGATGGATATAACCCGCCAACAATGCAAGCCACACAGAGCTTTGCGTCACAAGGTCAGGCAGAAATTAACAGAATTTTAAATGGCATCACTGACAAGCGTGTGCGTCGAGCGTTTCAAGAGAGCGCGCGTGACAGCCTTAATACATTTACCATTAACGTCAACCAAGGCGCCCGTAACCGGCTTATTGATCAAAACAAGGCTAATGGGTTTCGCATTGCTGACGAGCTAATGGACGACATTGTCATGGGCGGCCCATCACAAAGTAAGATTGCAAATCAAAAGCTTTTTGGCGACCCACAAAACGGCATTATTGGCCATTATGAGCAAATGGCGTTGGATGGATATATTAAGGACTCTGAAGCTGTAAAACTATCAAGAGCCGCTTTTGTATCAGTGCGTGATCGAGCCCAGAAAGCCGACGCCGCTATACTAGAAAGCAACATAAACAAGCGTGTAAATATTGCGGGTGATGTGCGTAACAATTCTGTGCAGGAAAGGAACCGCGCTTACACAGATCTGGTTGCTGATATCAACAAAGCGGTCGCCAGCAACACCATCACAGCTGATGAGGGTGAGAAAAAGAAACGTGCCGCAGCTGATGACACAGTGCGTCAGACGTTTTTAGGCTTAATGACAGCGGCGTCATCTGCTGAAGCGGTTGTATTACAAATTGCTCAAGGCGACATTAAAGATCCAGTGATGAAATCTGTGATCGGTCAAATGGATGCCGGCGATCAAGTCAAACTAATTAGTGATATGTTCACGCTAGGAAACAAAATCGATACAGAACGCCGCGAAGCAGAAGAGGCCGAAGAAGAAGCGGCAGACGAACAAAACAAAAAGAATTTTCGGACAATCATCAATGTCGATACAGCCGATGCAGAAGCGATGACCGCTGCAAAAGCGCTGCACAAAGATTTGCTCAAGGATGATTTTTATACCGACGCGGAACGAACTGCTGCCGAAAAACGGCTGGGCATACAAAAAACCACAACTGGCACTGATGTTAAAACCACAAAAGAAGCTCTTAGAGCTTTAAGCAAAGCTGATAACGATAACACTCTGACACTAACCTTGGTTGATACGTTTGCAGATAAGTTATCAACGGCTGATTATAACGCATTTTCAAAACGTGCTATTACTGAAGGTAAGGAAGGCCGTACAGCTGCTAAGAATTTAATCGGAAGCAAATTGCGATACAATGAGTTTAAAGACACCACCAATGCTTTAGGTGAAGCGGCTAATACTATGTTTCAACAAAGTATGTTTGAGCTTGAAACTTGGTTGACCACGGCCGGCGAGGGAGCTGGGGCAACCTATCAGGCTACAGTAAAGAAAGCGCGTGAGATTATAGCCGGAAATGATGCCGAATATAAACAGATGATGCGCGAAGCGCTTACGTCTTATATACTAGGCCAACAAAGAACGATGCCGGGGTTGCCTTCAGATATCGAAGGCGCAAAAGTATTTTTGCAACAACGATTACAGTCAGATCCGCAAAATCCTTTGACGCTCGGCGTAGTGCAAACAATCAAAAGTTATGAAAAACTGTTGAGGGATTAGCATTGGATTACGAATCAGAACAGCTAAACGCCTACGACGCAGCTGATGCACAGCTCTATCTCATGGGCTCTGTCAAAAAGCCTGAGCCAGAAATGCAAGTCATGGGAACGCCTATCAGCGAGCTTGAGGAAGCTGGCGAAAATGTTAGCGAGCAACTTAAAAGTGCTGCCTACAATGTTGGGCTTGGCGGTGCTGTTGATGCGGCAAATGTTGGAATGGAAACAGGCTCTGATCTGTTAGAGGCTGGTTTCTTTGGCCCAACTAATGCGCTTGCAAACCAACAATTACAAGTAAAGGTGCCGCCATCTCGCTTGGCAGATATACCAGAACCAGAGGGCATGATAGGGCAGCTCGCTAGAGACTTTGTGCAGTTCGGTGTTGGCATGGTTATGACGCCCGGCGCTGGTGCTTCAACGCCGCTCAGAATAGCTGGAAAATCTGCACTGGCAGAGGGCGGGTACTTTGATCCCAAAGAAGGCGGTTTTATCCGGCCATTGATTGACCTTGGCATTTTGCCGCAAGCTGTTGAGTTTTTGGCTGTTGAGTCATCAGAAGAAGATACCTTGATTGAGCGCCTTAGAAGCAGGGCCGGGCTTGGCTTACAGGGTGGGGCTCTTGGTTTGGCGTTTGATGGTTTGATTGGAACCCTGCGAGCAATCAAAAACAATCCTACAGCATTACGTTATGCAACAAACACAATCGCCACAGCTGTAGGGGCAACGCCCTTGATATCATCAGATGCTGAGGGATCGCCGTCACAAACATTAAAACGCATTGTAAAGCTAACCAAAGCTGAGCGTGACGTTATAAAAACAGATGTAGCAAATCAAAAACCAAAAAAAGGAGCAGCCCCTGCAATATTAAAAGATGTTGTGACTGAGGCTGAACGTATAAAGAATGAGTACCCGGCTGAGGATGGCTGGTTGCCCATTAATGTGCAAACTGGCGAAAATATCAAAGATCCATCAAAAAGGACGCCAACTTTTAAAGTTGATAAAGATGGCGGTTTAGAAATTAATTGGCAGCAACCGGCATATGCGTTTCACATTCCGCCAGGCGAAAAATTAAAAGGCGCTGCCGGCAAAGCACAAGTGGCAGCGCATAAACAAAATTTGGTTGATGTTACCGTATCGGATGTTGCGAACATCGTTGAACGTGCAAAAAACGGCGATCAAAACGCAATAGACATTATCAATCAGGCTAACTGGTATCGCTCAATGCGTACTAGGCTGCGTCAAGAATTTGGGGGCTTGGCTGATGTTTTTGCGGATATAATAGGCGCAACGTCAGCACAAACAAATGTGCAACAAAATTATGAAAATGCGTTGCAAGTGTTAAGAAGATTTACACGCGGCGAGTTCGATGAAGAAATCGCTATATATACTGCCAGGGTTGAATCTGGAGAGACTTTGAGCAGCAAACAATTAAACATACTGCACAAAGATGAAAACAGCCCATTTAAATTAATTACCAAAGCATCAGGTGCGTTATTTAACACCAACAGCCCAGCAGCTACAGAAGCGCTGCTTGATATGTTTAGACAGATCAAAAAAGATAAAGCGCCAAAAACTATTAACTTTACCGGCAATTTGATTGGATTCGGAAATGAGGCAACCATCGATGTGTGGGCTGCTAGATTCCTGCGCGATGCTGCTGGTTTGCCTCGCATACCACCGCCGGCAGAAAAAGCTGTTTCCGGCAAACATCTGACAAAATCTACATTTGACGATCCGCAAATCGGTGCAGAGTTTGGGTTCGGACAAGAGGTGTTTTCTGAAGCAGCCGCCGAGCTAAATGCAAGTGGTATTATAAAAGAGATTAACCCTGAGCTAGGCGATATTGGCCCAGATGACTTGCAAGCCGTTGTCTGGTTCTTAGAAAAAGAAAAGTGGACAAAGAATGGCTGGACAACAAAAGCCGGCGAGGGCGGTTCATTAGATTATGAATCAGTATATGGGGGCTCAGCTGATAGAAGCCGAGTTGCACAACTTAGGTCTATCATTAACAAAAAAGGCAGCACACCACAACAAATAGCGGATGCCCAGGCAGAGCTGGCGACCTTAGAAGGTGCGCCGCAACGCTTTACTGCTGGTATCTCTAGACAGCGCCCCGATATGGTGCCAACAAATATTGAGCAAAATAAGCTGGCGCAAGAGGTTTTAGCGCCAGTGCTAAAAGACGATAAAATGATTGGCGCCCAAGCAAACAACACTTACGGCGAGTTTATGGGTGATCTTGAAAGGTCTTTAAATTTTGAGGTTGTTACCCAAGTTGATTTTGATCCGACAGAAATGACAAGGTCATTGATTGAAGCCGCCAAGAAATACGATCAAGACGCTGTCTTTATCTCCAAGGTTGTTGCCCCCGGCACAGCAAATGCACGGCCAGGTGGTGAAGTTTATTTTAGAGATAGGCAAGGTGTGGATTTTGCTCAACAGGTAACACAAATACTTAAAAAATATAAGATAGGTGATGAAAACATTGATGGGTTTACCTATATAACAGATGCAAGACAGGCTGATCGGGTTGATGTTCAAGCTGCCGGCACAGACGAAACAGCTGGGTTAGTAGGGGTTAGATTTCAATATATACCAGAATTTGCTGGCACGGCTGGCGACCCAAATTTATCCGGCATAATGTCAGACGCACAGCAAGTCTACGCTGACGCCATGGAAGAGATTTTGAGTTTAGACGGTGTTACTTATGCAGATGTTGTGTTTTACGACACTAAAGTATATGCTAACCCAGACGTTGATTACGTTGTAGGAGCAACAAGTTATGAAGACTTTGGAACAGTTGCGGGACGAAATGGAAGCCAAGCACGGCAAGGACAGCCGGATGGTGGCACAGTTGAACCGGCAGATAGCGGCGGCTAAATCTGGGCAAACCAGTCAAGATCTCTATGTGACCGGCAGTTATAAACGACCTACACAAACCGTGTAGCCAACGCATCTAAATTATAGTAAAAACAAATAAAGTAGGGCGTCCTTTCGGGGCGCCTTTTTCTTTGGAGCTTTCATGGCAACACCAGCACAACAAGCAGCCCGTGCGCTACGCACCGGGGGCGTGACGCAATTCGCCGACACGCAACCCCAGGTCGATGAGGGCATCCAGACTGCTGGGTTTTTGCAAAAGCTGTTGCAGCAATCAGCAAAAGCTGCACCTGGCACAGCGCGTGAAACACTAGAGGACGGCGTGGCTGGCCGCGTTGCTGAGCCTATTACTGAGGGCATTGCGCCAGAAGGGACAACAAGGCAAGCAACACAAGAGGCGCTTGCTAAAGACGCGCTATCACCAGAAGG